CTGCGATAACAAAACTAAGTATTCCAACTAAGACAAGTCAATTAGAGAATGATGCAAATTACCAAAACGACACCCAAGTACAAACAACTGTTAATACTGCGATAACAAAACTAAGTATTCCAACTAAGACAAGTCAATTAGAGAATGATGCTAAATATCAAAACGACACTCAGGTACAAACAACTATTACTACTGAAATAGGTAAATTAACGATTCCAACCACTACAACAGATTTAACATTTACGTTAGATGATGGAACAATAAGCACCTTGTCAGTTTACACTAAATAAAGAAGTTAACCAAAAACAACAAGAAAAAATTAACTATTTTATAAGTAAATAAATAATAATAAAAATATTAAATTATGAATAAAACAAAGTTATTGAAGTTAGCAAGACTTTTGAAGTGCATAAAGGAAAGGCAAACGGATAAAGGATTGTTGATTGTAGAAGATGAATTTGAACCGAATGTAGAGGTTTTTATACCTGATGAAAATGGAGACCTTGTACCTGCTATGGACGGAGAATATGATGGACAAGATGTAATCATAACTATCGAGGGAGGAGTAATTAAAGAGATAAAACTTAAAGAACCTGAAGTAACAGAAGAGGTAAAAGTAGAAGAGGAATTGGAAGAGGAGGAAGTAGTTGTTGAACCTGAACCTACTAATGAATTGGAAACGAGAGTAAAGGTTTTGGAAGATGAGGTTGCTAAGGTAGTAGAACTTATTAACAAACTTTACGAGATGTTAGAAAAACCTGTGGAAGAACCTGTGGAAGTACAAGAAACTGTTGAGATGAAGAAGCAGGCTAAGAAGCAACGTGGACTTGATTTTTTGGCTCAAGCATTCAAGAAGTAAAAATAAATAATAATAAATAAACAAGATTAAAATTATAAAAGATTATGGCATATACATTAGATGTAACGGCTCTTAAGAGCTTTATTGAAGAGAACAGAGAATTGTTAATAAGCAAGATTTTTGCATTAACAGATTCCTCTAAGTACATGAATATTCAGAATGGAATAACTGCTGACACTAACATTCATGGATTGGTAACAGAATTGTCAGTACAAGATGGAAAAGCATGTGGATTTACTCCTGACGGAAAACAAACCATCACAGCAAGAAAATTAGTCCCAACTTATTTTAAGGTTAATGCTCAGTATTGTCCTAAAGATTTTTATGGAACGTACAAACATTATGAAACAAAAGTAGCTATGGGAAAATCGCCTCTACCATTGGAGGAAGCGTTGGTTACCGATGTAATTAAATCAATAGCCAATAAAAATGAAACCTTGATATGGAGTGGTAAAAAAGAAACAGGAGATTTGATTGATGGTTTAACAACTGTTATAGCTGCTGATACTGCAATCCCTGCTGCTAATAAGGTAGAGCAAACTGAAGCTACTGTATTTGGTAGATTGCAAGAGATGTTTAATAAAATTCGTGATAAGAGAGTTTCTGCTGTTATGAGTGCTGCTATGTATCGTCAACTTATCACTGAACTTGTTAACAAAAACTTCTATCACTATACAGGAGAAGAGAATGAAACCATGACGTTAACATTACCAGGTACTTCATTTAAGATTTATGGTATAGATGGAATTGCTGACAGTGATACTAACATTTATGGTTTGGTATGGGAAGAGGTATTCATGGGAGTAGATAACGCTGATGATGCTTCTCAATTCGACTTTTTCTGGTCTAATGATGACAGAGTGTATAAATTAGATATAGAGTGGGTGTTAGCTGTTAACTACATGTTTTCGGATAATGTTTACGTTTATTCTAAGAAAGCGTAAAACTTTTTAATTAACTAAATATATATGTAGAGGTGGGAGCGAATTAGAAGTACCTCTCACCTTTTTTAATAAATAAATAAAAAATAATTAAATATGATTTGTAATCAATCTTTATCAAATATAACAAGACCATGTGGAAGTGGTAAGGGTGGTTTGAAAATGGAGGTTTATATTACACTCCGTTCAAACGTTGATTTTAACTCCATAGCTTTTGTTGAGACAGCAGAACCATATAACGTTATTAAAACTTTACCATTGTTAAACGAAGCAAAATGGAATAAGTTTGAATTTAACAGAAATGCTGCTGACTTTACTTCTGAGGCTCAATTCGATGGTACAACAAATGAGTTGGCTTATTTTCAAAATACTCTTAATATTGCATTCAGAAAAATGGACGCTGCATTGAGATTATCCGTTATGGCTCTTTTGTCTAATGAAGTGGTTGTAGCTTTTGAAGATAATAATGGTGTTAAATACTTTTTAGGTTATGATGAGTACGTAGCTTCCAATAGTGCTTCTCACGCAACAGGAGCTAATAAAACAGATTCCAATGTGGTATCAATAGCTTTAACAGATTCTTCAGATTCTTTACCTTATCAAATATCTGATGAGTGTTGGGCTACAATAACAGCGAACGTTGCTCAGTAATTATTAACTTAAAAAGAAAGGAGAATGTGGAGGATTCCAATTAAGGAGTCCTCTTTTTTTTTACACCTAAACCATGAAAACGCATAGAACACTTCGTTGTATAAGGAAATATTAAATTATTCTTTTATGAGAAACAAAGAAATTACAAACCCCGTAACCATGGTGAAGAAGAGTAGTCAGGTTACAAGCAATTTTAATTTAGTTAGAAATTTGGAGAGCTTTGAGATTAACCAAAGAACCTCCGATGGAATGTTTAACGCAACTTCTTTATTGAAGCAATGGAACAGCGTGGAGGGTAACACGAGAAGAAGAATGAATGAGTTTCTTAACAGTCCAAACACCCAAGAATTTATCCAAACCATCAAGGAAGAAGAGGGGTTAATCGGAAAAACGCAAGTCGCTGATAATCAACATGGACGGAAAAGCGTCGATGTTGAAAATCAGGTAGTTACGAAATCCTACAATGATGGGGTTATTTGCTTCAAAAAAGGACGAATGACTAAAGGATTAGGAAAGACTCCTGATGAGTATTGGTTCCACCCATTCTTGTTTATCAAGTTTGCTATGTACTTAAATCCAAAGTTTGAGTATAAAGTTATTAAATTCGTTTATGATAATTTGGTTAACTTGAGGGTTGATATAGCGAACAGGTATAAGAGATGGACTTCAGCATTAAAGAGTGCAGGAGCAAAAGAACCTGAAGATTATCAACGTATAGCCAAGTGTATGAACTATACTGTATTCGGAAAGCATTTTGAGGGCATTCGAGACCACGCAACAACAGAAGAGATAGCGGAGATGCAAAAACACGAAGACTTCATTATTAAAGGCATTGAATACGGTATGTTCACTAATCTTAAACAAATCAGGGGTTATTTTGAAAAGGAGTTCTATAAGAAGAGTTCAACATATTTTAAGTAAAGAAAACATGTACTATGGAGAGGATTCCAATTAAGGAGTCCTCTTTTTTTTATCTATATATCTAATTTATAATAAAATAAACTGTTATGAATTATAATCCGTATAAGAGTAGTAGGTTCACGATTAACTTGGGTAGTCATAATTATGATAACAAGTATATGAATTATAAAGTCTATCTGTATTATGTTAATCCGAATTTGAATATACCACGATATGTAGTAATGTACAATGGAAAAACGTTAGTAATAAATAGTAGTACTACGATAGATGTAAGTGATGTCATAAGGGACTATTCATTTAGGGAGAGCATTAAATACAATGAAGAGAAGCAGAGGTATGAGGTGAATGACATAAATCCATTACCATTGAACACTGTTGAAAATATTGAGTACACATATAAGTTATTATTAAACTCGAATATAAGGATAGAGTTATTAGATGAGAACGGGGAAATTGTTAAACACCTTACAAAACCATTCAGTATTTATGTTAATAACGATGTAATACCACTTGTAAGCATTGTTGGGGGTACGTTAACCAATTATAATAAGAGTGATATAGTAAATCATGTTCCGTACGTTAAAACAGACGAGTATTGGGTTAATTTAAGTTATGTTATATTAAATCAAAATAAAACCATATATCCTGCGTTAAAGAGTAAGAATAGCACTAACATCAGACTGAGGACGAATGCAAGGGGTAATTATTTTAACAATATAACTCTTAAGAATTTTATCAGTACAATGGAGAGCAGTTTGAGGAGAATGATAGTATATACAGGGGGAACTGCAAGGCCTAATTTTACTAAGACAATTTTTTCTAATGTACATACGTTAAACACTCTATTACCTCCTATTGGTGCGGATATTAGTATATACAATCCCTCTACTTCAAAGCCTTTAATTGATGGTGATAAAATTATGTTAAACTATTATAAAGAGCAAACGGTTGTTAACACTAATGATTGTATTACTGTAATAGATAAGAGTTGTCCATCAAAATATTATTTAACGTGGTACGATGAAGATGGTTGGCATTCAGTGGGTTTAAGAAATGTTACAGAGGTTAGGGAGAATAAGCAAACCAATATTAGCAATATTTATAATGAGACTATCAACATATCGAATACCATAACAAAAAGATTCAGATGTAAGAGTAATAAGTTAACCAATGAGGAGGTAGTAGGTTATGTTAAAATGGTTCAGACTCCTTACGTGGTTTTATATGACACTAATAAAAACAAGAGTTACTTTTGTAATTTAACAACAAGTACAACGGAGTACATTAAGAAGAACGTTATAGATAAATTTTTTGAGTTTGAGATTGAAGAGATAATAAAAGATAACAGATAAAAAGATATGCGTTTATTATTATATATAAATAAATCTTGGGTTGAACCTGATTTGGATAGGAATAATGAAAACATAATCTCTCTTAACTTTAATTTTGAGAGTTTTGAAAATCCTACTGATTATATAAGTGAATATTCCTACGATTGTAATATCCCGAAGACAGAGAAGAATAATAAACTATTCGAGTTCTTTTTCAGGCTTGATTCGGTTAAAGTTTATAATATACCAATCCCTTACCTTTATATTAGTGATGGTGATACGATAAGCAAGGGTAACTGTATTATTAAAGAGATGAACCAAGATGAGTACGTTATATCGCTCAATGGTACGCTCTCCACAGTATTCAATGGTTTGTTAAATTCAGGTTGGTATAATACTACTGATGATGAGGATTTTTATAAACTAAGTCAACCTTTTCAAAATATTATGTTAAATCCTAACACCATAATCAGGTCATACCAAAAAGAGGAGATGGATTGGGATATTTTAACAGGAGCAAGCAATACCAACAGATTTATCAATACAATCGGTTTCATGCCTACCAATAATACGGAGCATAAGAATTTTAACAATGGTAAATGGTTATTCTTAAATAAATTTTATAACGTTGGTGAATATCCTAACTCAACCTCTTCTAATTCAATAGGAGAGACGACAGAGCAAGAGATGGCTGAATTTAGATGTACTCAGTTGAGACCTTATATATATGTAAAAAGACTGTGGGAGATTTATCAAAAGGAATGTAAAAACATAACAGGGTATGAGTTGGTTTTGGATAAGAGATGGTATAATGAATCCTACCCTTATCTTAAACAAGTGATATATACCTTACCAAAATTGAATACGGAGAGCAACAGTAGTACCAATCAATATATAGGAGATAAAATTATTGCTAATATAAGTAAAGGTAATTTTTCTCAATGGTACGGATTAAACAAGACAATCACTTCACCTTATACAGTAACAGCTAATGAAGCTAACACAGCAAGGTTCGAGTGGTCTATTCCTGTTGATTTTACGAGTGTAGGAGAATGGGTTGCTAACTATACTATATTTGACCCAAGACAGTACATAGTGCTTACCATTACTATTAAAAATGATAACCAAACTTATATAACAAAAAAAATAGCTTACGTGCCTCTACCAACCATAAAGAACAGTGATGGTGATTATGTGATTGGTAACCTAAGTCAAAATATGTTAAATTCAATCAGACAAGCTACGGGAGCAAGTGAGGTGAGACAATATAGGTATGACGTTAACAATACTTATAATAACAGCACTCAAACAACTTATCATAATTTTGGTTATATTACAGGGGGTATAAGTATAAATAACTGTACGAATGCTTATATGGAGATTAAAATCCAAACAGGTACAACATACGTAAGGCTTAACCCAATACAGAGAATTGTTAAAGATGGTGATAATTATACGTTAACAAATATTGAGAAGTATGGTTGGCAACAGGGTAAGTTCGATTCAATCCCTATAATAAATTCTACACTTATATATAATAATGGTACGGGTAGTGAGGTAACAATGGCGAGATTATTCAGTAACCAATCACCGTTCGTAGTATTGTTAAAATATTCTAAGATGTTAGGCTTACTATGGGTTGTTGATGACTATAAGGAAAATGTAACAGTTATTCGTAGGGCTGATTATTTTTACGATTGTTTTCATAAAGATTTGAGTAGTAAAAATCCACCCGTTTATCCTTATACAGGTTTTTATGATATAACCCATTTAACAGATATGAAAAGTTACACTATAACCCCTATATCTTGGGAACAACGTGATTTATCATTTAACTACGATACAGGTGAGAAAAATTATGGTGAACCTTATGAAAAGAAGTTTAACTTAACGTATGGGTCAATTATAGTACATACTGAAAACAAAACCAATAACGATATTCAAAAACTACTTGGGCAAACCGAATATAATAAAATTAACCCACCAATAGTGTCAAGCGAATGGATACAGGATTTGAGGGCTAAGCAAGCTAACAGGATAGGTAAATTCCAAGATGACCCTTATGTAAATGATGTGGAGAATACGTTTTGTTATAGGTTAAAAAATTCTAATTATACCATTGCAACAAGATATAATAACTATAAGGTGGAAAATGGTGAAGCGTACGTAACGATAAGTGGGGATACAACAATAGAAATCGAAAATCAAGAGTTTTGTTGGCATTCTAATACTATGTCAACAGATGTTAAAACATTTATTCGTCCCGTATTCTCAGCCTATAATGAGGAGGGTTATTCAATACTGTTCGGTCAACCAAAAGAGGTTTATGTTAATTCAATTCCTGTAACTGATAATTATCTTTTTAATGTTGAGTGGAGGGATTACTTTTCAGAAGTCTATAACATAAATAATAAAACAATCTCCTGCTATGCTAAAATCGATGGACAGTTATATAACAGATTGAAAATACTCCCTTTTGTTACATTGGGGAATATGGGTTATATGGTGATGTCTATTGAAGATTGGAGTGATGAAAATGAATTAACAAAAATAACTCTTAAACAAATTAACAGCGTACAACAATTATATACTAAAAAGAATATATAATGGGATTGATAAATAGAAAAGAATTACAATCTAACGCACGTAAAGTTAATAGAAGTAAAAACGGTTCACCTGAATACCAACTACAATGTAAATGCGTACAATGGTTCAGAAGCAACTATCCTGAATACCTCATCTTCCAAGTACCTAATGAAGCAACCCATAAGAATGGTGAAAAATTCCATAATAGCGGTACACTAAACGGCGTATCAGATTTAATAATCGTTAAAGATAAACAAATCCTCTTTATTGAGATGAAGTCTGAAAAAGGTGTACAGAGAAGAGAACAATCCGAATTTGAATATAAGGTAAAAGAACTCGGGTTTGATTATTATATAGTAAGAGATTTTGAAACGTTTAAGAAAATAATTTGTAGTGAACCATGAAAAGGCATATATGACTTCGTTGCTATAGAACATGTCTAACAAAAATGTATTAGTAGGAGAGGCGAAGAATAGTAGCCAACCTACGCAGGAAGTTAAAATTTTTAGTAGTGAAAAATTCGGTGAGATTAGAACAATGGGTGATACAACTAACCCACTCTTTTGCTTACCCGATGTATGTAGAGCATTATCTGTTGATATAAGTAATGTTAGAGAAAAGGTAAGAAAGGGGTGGTGCATTAAACACCCCCTTCAGACTAACGGTGGAATCCAAGAAACAACCTTTGTTAATGAATCAGTTTTATATGATATAATTTTCAGTTCGAGAAAAGCTGAAGCTGTTGAGTTCAGGCATTGGGTTACTGATGAAGTTCTACCTATGATTAGAAAGACGGGTGCATATTTAACTAAAAATACAGCAGAGGCATTAGCAAGTGGAGATATAACAGCTCAGAGAGAATTTATTAAAATGTACTTAACAACTCTTGATGATTTAGAAAAGAAAAATCAGATGCTACAACAAGCCACTACTAAGATTGAAGAGGATAAACCAAAAGTAGAGTTCCACGATGCTGTACACGATTCAACTAATTTAATGAGTATTCAGGATTTTGGTAAGGCTGTTAGTATTGGTGAGAAAACATTATTTAGTGCATTGAGAGATATGGGTATTTTTTATTATGACAAAAGAACTAATCTCCCTTATCAAGAATATATAAATAGTGGATATTTCAAAGTAATTGAAGGTACGTATAAAAATAAAAGGACAGGGGAAACTATGACATATTTAACTACCAAGATAACAGGTAAGGGACAGACGTGGTTAACTGATAAATTAAATAAGTAAAAAGAGAGGGAGCTAATTAAATTTAACTCCCTTTTTTTATTTTTAATAGTTCTCAGTAGTCCAACCTGAAGTAGGAAGTCCACTATTACCTACTGGAATTGTTAATTTAGCAGGTTTACGCATAACTCCCGTTGAAGCTACACCATATACCCAACCATTAAATGTATAAGTATTCCACGTGGTTATGTTAGGGGTAGTTACTAAATTAAGAGAAGAGCAATTTTGATAACTATAATAGAATGCTTCAGTACCAACACTTGTAACATTAGAGAAATCAGGTGCTGTTGTTAATTTTGTACAACCTTGTAAAAAATGAGCAAAACCATGATCACCAACACTTGTAACATTAGAGAAGTCAGGTGTAGTAGTTAAAGAAGAACAACCTTCAAGAACATGAGCAAATCCACTACTACCAACTGTTGTAACATTAGAGAAGTCAGGTATTTTTTCTAAAAGGGTACAATTCTGAAAGAGTCCAAGAAATCCACCAGCGCCAACAGTTATTAAATTAGGGATACTAATGCGACTAAAAATTAATGAAGTACAACCATAGAAAGAATTATAGAATGAATTTCTACCAACTTCTGTAACCCCTTTCATGGTAAAACTACAAGTAGCTATACTACCCCTATTTTTAAACCATTCATAAAAAGCGTAATCAGGGATTTTAGTAACTGAATTAACGTCTTGATGATTTATCAGTGTTCTAATATCTCCTACTATATTATTCGTAGTACCACTTATATAGAACGAAAAATGTACACCATCTCTAAACCTAACATCTGTATTTACTCCCCTTAAGTAAATTATACCACCTGAGGGAATAGTTACAGTAGGTCTTTTACCCGTATCATACTTATTCCATGTTTTCTTATCTAAGGAGTACTCGAGGTTAATTTCAGAGTTCATATAATCAGTTGCATAGAATCTACATGCGTCCAATCCATCATTAGAAATATTAAAATAATAAGGTTCACTTGCTTTTTTCTCCCACAGCACCTTACCTGCACTATTCGTTATTTTAGTTACTGCTTTACTTCCCAATTTAACCTCAGTAACTTTTGAAAAATCTATACTACTCATAAAAAAATTTTGTTTATTTTTAATTATTCTATATATTTATAATATAGAATAAACTTATAAAATAGTAAAAAAATATGAAGTCAAAAAATGAGATAATTGAAGAGTTGTACAGGACTAAGTTTGTAGATAATTATGTATTCAAAAAATTAGTTAATAAAAAAGACATACCATTAGAGGAAGCGACATCTGTTATATGGGAGATTATTTGTTCCATGAGTGAGGAGAAGTTACAGGAGTTATATAGCAAGGGTGAGATTAACGGTGTAAGGAAGTATGTTAGTGGGATAATATGCAGGCAATGCTGTAGTACTACTTCAACGTTATATCATCAAGAGATAACCAAAAATCCTCAAAAGATTAAAGAGAAGATGATGAATGATGAGAGGGTAAGTTTTAGTGAAAGTGAGGGCTTGAAGATATGTTAAAAGATGATTATGAGACATTGGATATTGAGTACAAGACCAACATTAAGGGTTCGCCTGCGATAGATGCGTTAAATAAGTTAAATGATGTGGACAGGAGTTTAATGATTAAATTTATCGAATGCAAGTCTCATTATACAAAATTAGCTAAGGAGATGGGTGTTGGTGTTGATTTAATAAAGGAGAAGATAAATCCTATAAGGGAAAAGTTTAAGGTATTATATGAGGAGGAATTAAGGAATGGTTAATTTTTATTTATTCATAGTAGTGGAAGCGTTTATATGCGTTGCCATAATTGATAAGACGGACATAGTTGATAGTGTAACAAAATTCATCAGTGGGTTATTAACGGGTGGTAAGATTAAAAGACCATTTAAGTTAAAACCGTTCACTTGTTCTTTATGTATGACGTTTTGGGTTGGTTTACTTGGTTTGCTTGGTTGGTACGATATTAACATAATAAGGATTGGTTTTATTGTACTCATGTCATTAGCTACGTCTGTTCTTGGGGATTTGATTGATTTAACATTTAACATAATAAATAAACTAATAAGGAAGATTTATGAGAGAATTAACTAATGAAGAGTATGAGATATTAAAGAAGTATGACAGGCACTTTACCACAGCGATAGAGGGGCAGTATATATATAACATGTCCCCAAGTGAAGCAACCATATTATTCGATGTGTATAATAAAGTGTTTTGTAAATTTGAAAAGAATTTATATTGCATGAGTTGTAGGTTAAGGATTACGCAATTATTAGGAAAACTTTATTTTGAGAGGAAGGAGGTAGAAGATAATGGCAGGAAGAAAGGTCGTAAGAAATCGAAAGTTAAAAAAGAAGCCTAAGAATTATGAGGAGATAATACAGAGGGGGATTGAGTTATATTCCAAGGGGTATTCCAATTCTTATGTACGTTCTCAGATATATAAGGAATTTAACTTTAAGTATTGCTATTTTGATACGTTAAGAAAAGACATTGTTAAACAGATAGAAAAGGAGAGTGATGCTTTAGGTAGTGTTACAAGGGAGTTAAATTTAACAAGGCTTAATTCTTTATTGAATGATGCGATAGAGCAAGGGGATACTCAGATGTCGTTAAAGATTATCCAAGAGATAAACAAGATGACGAACCAATATGAGGACAAGACAGAGGTAAAGGTTGATAATACAATAACGTTTAAAATAAATTAAAAAATCTATGGGAGTAGTTGTAGAGGGACATAAGTTATATCCATGGCAGAGGGCTGTTATAGATTGTTATGATAAGCACCCCAAGAACTCCATAATAGTTGTTAAATCAGCGAGACAGAGGGGCAAGACGGATATGTTGTTAAATCTTCTTATGAGGGAGACAATCAATCATGAGAGGTTCAGAGCAATTATAATTTGTCCCTCTTTTCAAATATCGAGGAAACAATATAAGGAGGTTGCAGATAATTTAAATAAGATACCGAATTTAGTTAAATCAGCTAATGGTTCGCACTTGGAGATTGAATTATATAATAAGAGTATGATTAAATTCAAGTCAGCAGAATCTAAAAATAACCTAAGAGGTGAGACGGCTGAATTGTTAATATTCGATGAGGGGGCTTTTATTAGTTTGGAGACAGCCTTGGAGTGCTTTAACTACACCAATACAACCAATGGGAACATTATCATAACATCAACGCCCACATTCAAGGACGAAGAAAATCTGTTTTATAAATATTATCACGCAGCGGAGTTAAACGAACCTAATGTTTATTTAATAGATTTTTGCGAATATGATACCTCAGCCCTTATGCCCATTGAGAAGATGGAGATGTATAAGAAAACCTTACCACATAAGATTTACTGTAATGAGATATTGGGAGATTTTTTAACGGAGAGCAGTACAGTATTCGGTGATTTTTCAAAAGTGTTAAGGAATGATGTGATTCCTGATAATAATAACGTAATGGGAATTGACTTTTCGAGTGGTACTAATAATGATGAGACAGCTATAACTTGTTTTAACAGTAAAAAAGGAATGTTTTATCTGAACCACTTCAATGACAAGGATACCCTACAAACGATAGAAGTTATAATAAATGTCATTAAAGAATATAATATAAAAAAGTGTACAGTGGAGTTAAACAGTATGGGTAAAACGTACAGGGATTTATTGGCAAGAGAGATTAGTGTTCAAGGTCTTAAATGTCAGATATTAGATTTTAACACCACCAACAGTTCCAAGAGAGACATAATTGATAGCTTAAACTTAAATATACAAAATAGAACGTGTACCTTATTAAATGAACAAACCTTAAAATTACAGATGGCTTCATTCGAGGTTAAAACAACTAAGACGGGTTTATTAACATACGGCAATAGCAGCGATAGAATACATGATGATATAGTGATGTCGATTGCTCTGGCGTTAAATAGTTTTAAGAGTGGTAGTTATGCGTTTAGATAATAAAAATTATAAAATACGTTACATAAAATATGAAATGGAATGATTTAACATTTGGTCAGTATTTAGAGATTGAGAGTATATGGGATAGTAAGGATAGTGAGTTATTAGATAAGACTGTTGCACTTCAATCCATAATCTTCAATATAGATGCAAGTAAGATTAGCATAAGTGAATTTAATGATAAGTTAAAAGAGATAGAGTTTTTGAAGCAACCCATACCCATAGTTAAAGTTAAAAGGAGTTATGGTGATTATAGGGTGATCATGGATATACCTGAGATTACGATGGCTCAATATATGGATTTTGTTAATTTTAGGGAAACCAATGACAAGATAGGTATATTGAGTGTTTTTTTAATTCCAAAAGGCAAGGAGTACATGGAGGGATATAGTATCGATGAGGTTAAAGATTATATAACTAATAAACTCTCCGTTGTTGATGCTTTAGCCATGTATGCTTTTTTTTTAAGATTTTTTCAGAGGTATATAAGGCTTTCCCTACGATTTACACGGAACAGGTTGAAGAAGATGTGGAAGAGGGAAAACAAGAAGAAGAAGTGAATACAACCTTTAACAGAATAGGAATGGTTTTAACACTTGCCAAGGAAACCAATAACACTTTTCAGACTATAATGAAGATGAGTTTGGTTGAATGTCTTTATATCTATGCTTACTTAGTTGACAGGAACGAAAAGGAATTGAAAAAGATAAAGAAAGTTTAACTATTTTTTAATAAAGTTTAGTATGGTTTTAGAGGATTATAACATAAATCAAGAGAATTTTTATAACATTTTCTACCCTGTTTGGGAAAAGTTAACATTTACACCTATTATAGTTGGGTTAATTGATGCTCAGAGTGGGGAAGATATTATTGATGCTAGTTCAGGTGTAGATACTATTGACTGCATGGGAGCGATGATAAGTGATAATGAAGAGCAATTAACGTTAGTTCTCACATCAACAGAAACGTTTAAGAATTACAGAATAATAGTACAACCCAAGCAGAGTAACTTAAATTATATTGAGTTTGATTTAAGGGTAAAGGATATTCCGAGTGGTAGATACAGGACAGCGTTGTATTATTATAATAATGTAGTTGGCATGAGTGAGATGAGGTTGGTAACTGTCTATCCTAATAGGTCTATATATAATAATGAAAAAGATATAAATATATATGAAGGATAAGTTAAATTTTAGATGTTGTCAAGATACGGAGTTAACGGTTGAGATACCATTAGCTATTGAGAGTACTGTAACAGGTAAGGGTTATGTTAATTTTGGTGTAGATAATCTAATGCCTCAGGTTTACTATGATTGTTATAATGAGTGCAGCGTTTTACAATCGATTATTAACACTGTAACTGATTATGTTCTTGGAGATGGAATGGAGGGTGAGAATCCCATTGTTAACAGACAGGGAGATGATTTACATACGCTTTTAACTAAGGTGATTTTTGATTACATAATATTCGGGGCATTCAGTTTACAAGTCATTAGAAACGGGTTTAACAAAATTGCTGAATTAAATTATATAGATGTAAGGTTCGTTCGTTTAGATGAGACGGGTGAGCATGTTTATTATAGTAAGACGTGGAGTAAGTATTGCAGGGATATTAAAAAATACGATAGGTTCAATAGTAATAATCCTGTACCCAATTCTATCTTTTATTTTAAGAATTTTAAGAGTAGAGGGATTTATGGTACACCTATATGGGCTTCATCATTGAGAGAGGTTTTAACACTGATAGAAGCAAGTAAAATTAACTTCTCTTCCACATTAAATCATTTTGCTCCCACCACGCTTATTAACTTCTCTAACGGTATCCCAAGCGAAGATGTACAAGATGAGATTGAAGCAAGAGTTATAGCTAAATTCACGGGTGCTGATGGTAATAATATTATGTTAAATTGGAGTGATGATAAAGAACACGCTCCTGAGATAATGAACTTCGATTCAACCAACTATACAGATAAATATACAGCAGTTGTTGAGAGTTGTAAAAAAACAATCTTAGTAGCTTTTAGATGTAGTGGACAATTAGTGGGTTTGATTGAGGGTCAGACAGGGTTTAATGATGTGGAGTTTACTAATAGTTTTGTTTTATTTAAGCAGACAGTTATAAACCCATTACAAAAAGAGATTGAAAAAGCATTTAAGTTATTAGGGTTTAATTTTAACCTAATCCCTTTTGAAGTGAAGTTCGTAGATAATGGTAATCAAATATTAAGTTAAAATAATTATGAATATAGATACACTTTTAATCAGTCCCGAGTACATAAGAAAATATTCCACAGTAAGCGATAATATGAATGATAACAATATCGTCCCTTGTATCATAGACGCTCAACTAAGTGGATTACAACCTATTATCGGAACAGCTTTATATGATGAGTTATGTAAGGAGGTAACAGATGATGATTTAACAGAATTAAATAAACTCCTCTTAGATAATTATATTGCTACATATCTATTATATCAAGTAATAGCTAATATGACGGTGGATAATTATCAGAAGCAACATAATGCAGGGAGTGTTAATTACGTTGATACCAATTATCAAAACATAGCTTTATCAGAGTTAAAATACATGAAGCAACATTGGGAAGACAAGGCAAGTTTTTATGCAAACAGATTAGATGATTTTCTACATGCCAATTCCCAAAACTATCCTAAATTTTATGAATGGAAGTGCGGAGAGATGAGACATAATGACAGCTCCAATGTTTATCATTCAGGAATAGGTTTAGGAAATATACCTACGTGTTACAATAATTTTATTAAAAGGAAGTATAAAAAATGGTATTATTAGAAGTTATAAAAGCAATTAAAGACACTTACTCCACTATTCCATTAGTTAACAGTGTTTATGACAACAGTAACCTCATCAATAGAAAAGATACTAAATATATTAACGTTTCTTTCGATTTGCAAGGTGTTAATGAATATGAAAATTATTCTATTTATAATTTTAACATCACAGCAAGCGAACTGATGAGTGATAAAGAAAATTTAACTAACCAACACTATTCAACATTAGTAAACGTCATTAGAGAGGGGTTTGACCTATTACAATTAAATTATGATATAGATGTGGATTATCCCATCAACTATCAAATGAACACCCTTAAATTCGCTGACGTTTTAGATATTGTTCAAGCTAATGTTAATATAATTACTGAAAATACGGAGGATTGCTAATGGTACAAAAGGATATTAAATTTTACATATTAGTGGGATTAGGTTTTACAATATCCCTCATAGGTCTTCTCTCCCCTCCAATAGGTATAGTAGATAACAGCGTTTTAGTGGTAACAGGTTTATTCCTAAGCGTTGCAGGTGGTCTTATTGGTGCTGTCATTCACTTAGACTTCAAAAACCTTTATTTTCATATAGGACCAATGCCAACCAAAATTAAAGAAGATAAGAAAAAATGCGTAAAAGATGAAGAGGATTCCAAGTAGGAGTCCTTTTTTTTTTATGTATATAGCTAATTTATAATAAAATAAGTAAAAAAATGGCTACAATAGAAGAAAAGGTAAATGTAATCAATATTGAGACTAAGAAAGCGGAATCCTCTGTCCAATCATTAAAAACAAAAATAAAGCAGTTAAAAGATGAGATGGGTTTATTGGAAGAGGGCACTGAGGAATATAATGAAAAGGCGAGGGAGTTAGGTTCTTTAATGAATCAGCAAGCCAAGATAACAGAAAATGCAAAATTCTCCACAGCGGACTTAGGTGAAAACTTAAGTAATGTTACGCAAGTGTTAAATGGTGGTGTTGGAGCGGTAACAGGTTTCACGTCTGCCTTAGCGTTAATGGGAGTTGAGATGGACGATGATACAAAATTGCAACAGAAGTTAGTTCAAGCGATTGCGTTGATGTCCTCCTTGTCAGCTATTGATAATGCGATAAATGCGTTCAATGGATTAAAGAATCAGATTAAGCAGACGACATTAGCTCAAAAGGGATTGAATGCGGCGATGAAAGCTAATCCCATTGGTTTTTTAATAACAGCTGTGGCGACATTGGTTACAGTTTTTGTTACGTTAAAAAATTTATTAGATGATACCAAGGATAGATTAGAAGCGATAGGGGAAGCAGCAAGACAGGCTAATGGTGAATATGAATTTTTAGTTAAAGGACAAGAGCAGCAGATAGCTATAATGCAGGCTCAGGAAAAGAGTGAGAATGAATTGAACGAGGCGAGGATTAAATTCCATAGGGATAACATGAATCGTTTATTCGGTCAAATAGTGCAGTATCAGCGTTTATATAATTTAACTAACGAACAATTAGAAGAGGAAGAGAATTATCAAAAATTATTAGCTAATCATAATAAAGAAAAAGAAGAATATGAAAAGGCTTTATGGAATAGAGAAGTTATAAGAGAAAAGCAAAAGACAGCAGCAAGGAAGAGAGAAGAGGAAGCGACAAAAAGGCAACGTGATGCAGCAAAAGCAAGATTAGAAGAGTTAAAGAAAGAAAAAGCAACATGGGAGGATTTAGCAAAATTACAGATAGAGAGAGAAAAATCAGATGGTAAAATAAATGAAATCGAGTACCAAGAGAAATTATTAAATATCGAGGTAAAGAAGTTAAACGCCATACGAGAGCAAGATAAGAAAAAAGGAAAAGATTATATTAGCAAGTCGTATGTGGAGCAGGAAAAGGCTGTAAGGGCTTTAATTACCACGATTGATGATTTACGTAAGACGGAAAAAGAAGAGGCAGAGGAGCGAAGAAAAGAGCTTGTAGAGGGTGATTTAACAAAAGCTCAGTTGGAGTATGAATCGGAGTATTATAATGCAAAGAAAAAGATTTATGAAGATTATGCAAATGATGTTAATATTATAAATGAGCAGTTATATTTATTAGAGCAAGATAAGTTAAAACAATCGCTCCAAGACTTAGAACAGCAGTTAAGTGATAAGTTAATATCATTAGAAGAGTATAAAGCTAAAAAATCTGAGATTGAATACACCATTAGTGAAAATGAACGCAATGAATCAGAACGAAGAAAAACTGTTAAAAAAGAAGAAGCAGAACAAAAGCTAACCACCGAAGAATTGCTAAGACAACAGATTATAGATTTACAGAGTGGGGTGAGTGGATTGTTAAGTGGTATAGGTGAAAATTTAAGTCAAGACACTGAAGCATATAAAAATATTAAAGCAGCGGAAGCGATTATTAACACCTTATCAGCAGCAGTGGCAGCATTCTCAGGAATCACATCAAGTACAGGTGGTTGGGGAATAGCAGCAGCAATAGCTCAGGCAGCAGCAGTAACAGCAACAGGTATGGCAACAGTTAAGAAAATTTATGCAGTTAATACCAATGGAAGTTCTAATAATACTGATGGTTCAATGACTACTAGTGCGATGAATGTTATTAACAGAAATTATACTAATGCTCGTTTAACAGATAGTAATGGTAGTGAAGTGAATATCGGAGACCTTGCAAACCAAATCAATGATAAAAAGGTTTATGTAAGCGTTAAGGATATAAATGAAGCTCAGACAAAAGTTAAAGTCGTATATAGGAATAACAGTTTCTAAAATCACTAAAAGGGGGTATCTAATAATTACTCCCTTTTCTTTTTAACTTTTTTTAATATGAAAGTGAGAATAAAACTTCGTTGTATGATTAAACCTTTTTGATGTGATATTGTCAAAAACGAAAAATCATACTATTTAATATTGAATATAAAAATATAAATGATATGAACAAAAACGAAATAATTGAAGAGTTATACAAGAGTGGTTGGATTGAGGATACTGTAAAGAAAAACAATGTACATGATTATGATATTGAAGAAGCCATGGGTTGGTATTTAGTACACCTATGCGAGAAACAAGAATTAGAAGACATGTATAATAATGGTGGAATGAAAAGAATAAAAAGGTATTTAACAAAAGATATTGATTTGTTTTTATTCTCAACAGGCACTCAATTATACAAGTGGGAGATTAAAAAATCACCTGCCAACATATCTAAAAAAGCGAGTGAATATGGTTATAGGTTTGTTGAGGAAAAAGGTGTTATTGATAGTGGTTCTAATAAGAAAAACTCTGAACCAATGACTTATATATATCAAGAGTTAGACCCTTTTGTACCTAAACCCAAACCTAAACCTGTGATAAAGGGAAAAAGAAAATACACTAAGAAAAGTGATAAGTGGAATAATTGGAACAGTTCAAGATATACAAAATAAAATTTAAATTAACATGGAACAAGAAAAGTTAACAGAATTAAGAAACAAAGCATTCCAATCTAAAACAAAACAAGAATGGGATGTTGTAATGAATGAAATTAAAACCCTAACTGAAAATGATGAATCAGCAAGGGAGTATTTAAGAAAATATTGTACTACTCTATTGGAAAAGAAAAAAGTCTATTGGGAGAAGTATCAACAACAGTCAAATAAACCTAAATACACATCAGTTAAAAACTCATTCATTTTCCAAGATGAACTAGCTCACGCATTAGCTGAATATATAAAAGTTAAAACTGAGTTACTCAAAAAAGAAAAGAATTTATTATAGCTCATTTATTATTATTATTATTGAGAGGTAGTGTTCACAGCATTGCCTCTCTTTTTTTATCCCTCCCTCAAAAGTTAATTACAGTTAAAAACAAAACCACTTCATGAAAACACGTATATCTCTTCGTTGCAATGACTGTAAAAGTAAAAAAGATAAAAAATAACAAATATGTCAAAGTTTATAATAACACGCAATTTGAACGGATATAAGTTGCAACAGAGAACTGATAATGGAATGTTTAACGCTTCATACTTCATAGAACAATGGAATGAGAAGAATAACTCCAATCTGAAGGTAAGTGATTTTATTAAAGAAAAAGACACTCTACGCTTCATGAATATATTAGCTGTTAAAGAAAACCTAAATCACGTTGGAGAATGTTTTAATGATGGTATAATAGCTGTTAATAATACCGTAACTAATGATGAGGGTATTATTCATACAGAGATTTGGTTTCATCGCTACCTCTTCTCAGATTTTTTAATATACGTAAATGAAGAGTTAAAATATGAAGCATTGAAGTTCATCACCGATAACTTAATTGATATGAGAAACACCGTAGGCTCTAAATACAGAGAATGGGTAAATCTACTCACTACCATTGGAGCTAATCAAACAGATATTAAAACTATTCAATGTAATATAAATATCATCGTATTCGGTAAACATGAAAAGGATATTAGAAACTCAGCTACATTTGAAGAGTTAACTAAAATACTAGAAATCCAATCAACACTCTCATCACTCATTAAATTAAACATAGCTACCACTCCAATGGAAGTTTTATCTCATCTTGTTAACCTCTTTAGAAAATAAAGTGAAAATTATGAAAAATAACATTAAATTTTTTCTCGGTCAGTATCAACAAGTTAAGAAAAATTCATTAAAATTCCTCACTTTCATATCCACTTTTTTCAAAAAAAGGCTCTCTTATTCTATAGGAACTATGTCCTATTATAGTTCATTGGAATATTCTCATCGAATATCCCAATTCCAATAAGCGGACAATCGTTCAAGTATTTTCTTAGAAACTGTTTAAATAGCGGTTCATTACATTCACCTTGTTACTCAGTTCTAAAGAACTTCATAAAAACAAAAGAACTTAACGAAAATGAAAAGTACTCATCGTACTCTTCATTCTTCTTATAAGTCCTTCAGTTTACTAAAGAATCTAAAACAGTTAAAAATACTCAAGTCAATACCTGAAAATACTTCTAAGGTATAAGTAAGGTAAGGATAATTGTACCCTTTTGAATCGGGTGTTTTTTCTTTTCATTTTGAGATTTTTCAAGTTTGGTAGTAGTTGAGAAGTTACTTCAGTTTTCATTGGTAGTAGTTAGTAGATTCGATTCTTCAGTTTGGTAGTTAGTTTTCTTGAGTTGGTAGGTTAGTAGAGTAGTTTAGTTAATTCCAAGTTAAGTAAATTCACTAGTAGATTCTCAAGTTTACTAGTAGTTTCCTTATTTCCATGTGTAGAGTAGTTTTAAGAGGTTTAGAGAGGTTTTAACAGTTCATAGGTAGAATTAGTTCAGTGAGGTAGTAAAGTCTTACCAGAGGAGAAATAAACGTACTTCCAAGGTAGTTAATTCTAGTAGGTAGTTTGGGAGGTAGTAAAGTACTTGTAATTCCATGTGTAGTTAATTAGGTAAGAGACTCGTTTTAACATTCCATAGTTAAGTAAATTCCAAAAAGTGTAAACGTAAGTTAATGTCGAAGACACTCCATAAACGAAGTGATAATACAATATACTTCCGCTGCGTAATTTTTACATACTTAATAGGGTAAACAGTTGAAAATGAGTAATTCCTAAAATTGAGGAGATGGGTGAGTAGCGAAATGCGACGATGCTCTGAATTGTTAACTTTTCAAAAATGATACTACTTATTCATGAAACTACCAATAAAACTTCGTTGTAGTAGTATATGAACAAAGAAAATTCAATAATAGCGGAGGCGAATAATAGTAACCAAGCTATGCAGATTTTTAATAATGAGAAATTTGGTGAGATTAGAACATTAGGTGATGGAAACAATCCACTCTTTTGTTTACCTGACGTATGTAGAGCATTATCTGTTGATATAAGTAATGTTAGAGAAAAGGTAAGAAAGGGGTGGTGCATTAAACACCCCCTTCAGACTAACGGTGGAATCCAAGAAACAACCTTTGTTAATGAATCAGTTTTATATGATATAATTTTCAGTTCGAGAAAAGCTGAAGCTGTTGAGTTCAGGCATTGAATCTACCGAATGGTGAGTTAGGTATATTAAATGTTTACAAATGGTTTAGAGATAATAATTTTACGATGAAAAATAACCTACCATACGAAATTCAAAGACGTAAGGGGCTTATGACAGTTAGGTTGGGTAAAGATAAGTACGGTAGATTAACAAAAACAGCTGTAATAACTGAAAAAGGAGTTAAGTACTACCATGATTTAATAGTGAATAGTCTTAATTGGATAAAAAAGAATTTACTCAGCAATCTTCGGAGGAAACTGAGCTTGAGACTCTAATAAGTAACAGGCTTGAGACTCTAATAAGTAACAGGCTTGAGACTCTAATAAGTAACAGGCTTGAGACTCTAATAAGTAACAGGCTTGAGACTCTAATAAGTAACAGGCTTGAGACTCTAATAAGTAACAGGCTTGAGACTCTAATAAGTAACGGGCTTGAGACTCTAATAAGTAACAGGCTTGAGACTCTAATAAAAAAGATTTTGGTAGAATATTTATTAAAGGATTTAAAATAATTGAGAGATGGAATTAAACGTAAAAAAACAAAAAGTGTTTGAGTTGTTGGGTAGAGAAGAAAATCAAAACCTATCAACAGAAGAATGGTTAAATAAGTTAAATGGTGAAGGTCTTAATGTAAGCCGAGGAACCTTTTTCAGATACAAAAAAGAATTTACTCAACTTCAATCTTCGGGTGAGTTAAAATTTGAAAACGGCGATTCCTGCAAATTACAACATATAGCTAAAGTGCTACATGTCGAAAATCGAGTAGTTAAAGAAGAAGCCCCAACACCAAAAGAAAAAGAGATTGATATATGGAAGCACATTGATGAAGTAGATAAACGAGAAGAGGTCCCAATATCAAAAGAAGAAGATGATGTGGAGATAGATTTTAGTGGAAGTGATTTAACAGATGATGAGAGGGAAGAGTTAAACATATTATTAGATGGATTTAAGACTTGTAGGAGTGTATTTGAAGCTATGGAGTGTTGCAGGCAATTAGACATGTTTGTACAGAATAAAAAGAAAAAGATAGGTAAATATGTTAAAGAAAAAGTATCTACCTTATACGAATGGCAGAAGTTGTTTTTTACCAACTATGGGTTAGATAAGAGAATTTGTTTTGAGGAATAAAAAAAATAAATTAGCTACTATATATAATAGGTAATAAATAGCACGATGAAACTAACGAAGAATTTTACATTAGAGGAATTAATGTGGAGTGATACAGCTAATAGACTCCACATTAACAACACCCCATCAAAAGAGGTAGTAAATAAATTAAAAAAATTAGCAACGGATATTCTACAACCTATAAGAGACACATACGGACTACCAATTAAAATAAGTTCAGGATATAGATGTTCAGAATTAAATAAAAAGATTGGTGGAGTAAGAAACAGTCAGCATGTGTTAGGAGAAGCTGCTGATTTAGTTGTCGGTGATGTGGTACAAAATTTAGAACTCTTTAATCTAATAAAAACGATGATTGAGCATGGAGAGATAACTGTGGGGCAACTAATCAATGAATACGGAGGTAAATGGGTACACGTATCATTACCAAGAACAAATAAAAAAAATAATCAAATAATAAACATATATTAAAAACAACACATGAAGAAGATTGTAATAACAGTATTAGTAACAACAGTATTAGTAACGGTTCTGACAGCTATCATAATAAAAAATTCCTTAAATAAAGCACTAACAAAAGTCGAACCGATTACCATAACAAAAACAATAATAGAACCTAAATTCGATACGATATACCATAATCATTACGATACAATAAAAGTTAAAACAATTCAAACAGATACCCTAATAGAACATCATACAGATTCGGTACTCATACAACTTCCAATTAACAATTATATAATAGATACAACAATAACCGATACAACTTCCATAACGTCATTAGAAGCCCACATAAAAGGTTTTAACGTTACTGTGGATAGTTTACTCCTTATAACAAAAATAATCCCTGAGGTTAAAGAAAATGTCCGAAAAAGTTATAGAATTAAAGACAAAATAGGAGTGGGAATTGGAATAGGATATGGAACATGTGGAGTTGGAATGATGGTAGGAATAATGTACAAAATAAATTAAAAGGAGAGTCAATTAAGATTCTCCTTTTTTTATGTACAGTTTGCAATGACATTCGTTTTTTTCCCTGTAATCAGAACAAGGACAATGCTTATCATACGAATCATTATGACAAGGACAGTCCCCATCACATGCTTCAATTCTTTTTAATATCGCATTAACAATTTTCTCATTTGGATTTAACATGAACCCGTCTTTAATAAAAAAATTTTTCATAGTTTTTGATTATTTATATATTTATGTTTATAATATAGATATAAAAATAAAACTAATGAGAAATAAAAGAATAGACGATTCATACGAAGAAACGGATTATGAATTAACAAAACAATTTTTTAACGATAAGGGGTTCCGCTGTGAGATAGCTCCACTTTATTCCCTTTATGATTATATTGTAACAGGTAACGGTCAAACGTGGTATGTTGAAGCTAAATATAGGAATATAAGTTATTATAACGAATCTTTACGTCCATGGCTTATAAACAAACAAAAAGTGGAAAAATTACAAAAATTAGAGGGCAATGTGATTCTCTTCTACGCATTCCCTAACGATGGTAAGGTTCTCCTCTATAATATAAAATCCCTTAACACTTCCAAAACCTCAGCAGTAAAAATTAAACTCAACCCCTCTAATGCAACAAAAGACGAAACTAATATTGAACTCCCTCTACCTACCAATAACCTAAGAGATTTTGAATGTGGTAAAAATTACAGTACAATATTAGAAAAAAAATTGATTAAATACTGTGTTGAAAATGATGTGATTAAAAAAGAAGTTAGTAGATGGGTGAGAAAAAAATAAAATGAAAAAAAATATCGAACCGATTAAACCTTTTATTTTGGAAGTTGTCAAAAGAGAAAACAAAACAAATTAAATAAATAACTAAATTAAAATTTTTAAAATTATGGAAAAACAAGAAATTGTACCAATGCACATTAGAGAAGCAAAGTTTAACCTAAGCGATTACATGGTTAGAAGAAAAATCAAAGAGACTTATCAGAGAAAAGAAGATGATGGGTTAAGCATTAGAAGTATAATAGACAAGATATGGTACTTCTATCCTGAGGCAGATATTACAGTTAAAAACGAAAATGAGATAATCGTTAACAGAGAGGGTAGAATAATCCCAAAATTCAACAACTACTCTTATATGTCTCCTAATGAAGCTGACGAGGCTATTGAAAGAGATGATTATATGTATCAAGAGTTAATGGAGAGAAAAGTTGATACTCACATTGAAGAGGGATATGATTCAAGTAGAATTATGATGGACGAACTAATGGAAGCTATATGGTCAATAGAACCCCAAGCAGAGATTGATGTAATGGACTTAAATCACTTAGTAGCTAAATATTCTTGGGAGGAATAACTGACTTGGAGATGGGGGATATAACACAGCCCCCACCTCTTTTTTATTTTTTAAGGAAATTTAATTTATGATAGAGGGAAAACTGAAACTTTACGAATATATAAAAGCAAAAGGTGGAACATATCCTTGGCATCATTTTATTGTAGTTAATGATATTGAGTTAATAGAGGCGTTTGAAACCGATAGAAAAGAGATAATGAAGTGGAGAGGGGAATTGGAAGACGATGAATTATTAACTTATTATAAGGTGTTCAAATTAGATTATTGCTACACATTATTCACTCAACCAATAGAAGAGGTGGAAGAAGATATAAACAATCTTGTAATAGGTAAAGATTATAAATTGGAAGTGATAGTTAAAATTAAAAACCACATACAACAAATCCAAGACGACATACAAAAGTCAATGGAGATAGATAAATGGGTTAACGTTTTCACCAATAAGCCCTACCTAAAATCACTAAGATGGATATTATACGATTATTTTAATAAATAATTCTATATAACTTTTCTTTAATTTTAAATTTTTTTGTTTTACGAGGAGGATTCCAATTAGGAGTCCTCTTTTTTTACACAGCTAAATCATGAAAACACATAGAAGACTTCGTTGCTATAGCTATAAACTTTTTATAAATTAAATTTTTTATTATGGTTAAAAAACAAAATTCATCTAACTTTACTTTAGTTAGAAAAATGGAGAACTTTGACATCAACCAAAGAACCTCCGATGGAATGTTTAATGCAAGTTATTTGTTAAATCAATGGAACAGCGTGGGAGGTAACACGAGAAGAAGAATGGACAAGTATCTTAGTAGTTCAAGAACCCAAGAATTTATCCAAACTATCAAGGAAAAAGAGGGGATAATCGAGACTTCAAAAAACGGCGATTCCTGCAAATTAGCTGAATGGTCAAAAATGACCAATGTTGGAAATCAAGTAGTTACGAAATCCTACAATGATGGGGTAATTTGCTTCAAAAAAGGGCGAACATTAAAAGGTAAAGGAAGTACACCTGATGAATATTGGTTCCACCCATTCTTGTTTATCGACTTTGCCATGTACTTAAACCCAAAGTTCCAATATGACGTTATTAAATTCGTTTATGACAATTTAGTTAACTTGAGGGTTGACATAGCCAAAAGGTACAAAGCATGGACTTCAACGTTAAAGAGTGCAGGAGCTAAAGAACCTGAAGACTATCAACGTATAGCTAAATGTATGAACTATGTTGTATTCGGGAAGCATTTTGAGGGTATCAGAGACCACGCAACAACAGAAGAGATAGCGGAGATGCAGAAACAGGAAGACTTCATTATTAAAAGTGTTGAATATGGACTCTTCACTACCCTTGAGCAAATCAGGGGTTATCTAAAAAAAGAGTATGATAAGAATAATAATCCAAGGTGTTTTTAACTAAAGAAAAATAATCTAAACCATGTGGAGAGAGAGATTCATTAGTTTGGGTCTCTCTTTTTTTATATTGTTTTTTGTTTTAAGTAGCTATTTTATAGATAAATAGTTAAATAAATATGGAATATAATGGTTTACCTGTTTTTAATGCTTATTTAACAAGTGATGATGAAGAGTTGTTATGTAATAGCTTGGTTGACGACCCTGCTGTATGTAAAGATTTTTTATTGTTTGCTAAGGATAAGAAAAAACAGTTGATATTTACGAATACGGAGCAACACATCGTAACAGGTGTAAGTATTTTAGCTGATACACCAATATACAGAGCAGATGAATATGGGGGGTATTATGTGGTATTTACCAAGGAAGAGATTAAGAAGTTCGTAGAAAAATATAATAAAAAAGGTTATCAAAATCTAATATCACTTCAACACGATGGGAAGCCCCTTGATGGAATAACTATGATAGAATCTTACTTCATTAACAAGGAGAGGGGAATATATCCAAAAGAATTTGAAGATTGCCCTGATGGTTCATGGATCACTTCTTACCATGTAGATAATGAAGACCTATGGGAGTTATTAAAAACTGATAAGGTTAATGGATTTTCAATAGAGATAGTAGCAACGTTAAAACCAAAACCTGATGAAGAGTTGATGTACGATGACCCTGATTTAATAGATGACTTGATTGAATGGTTGGAGTTCGATGAGGTTAAAAAAAAAATAACAAGAGGGAATGTTAAAGATATTATAGATAGCAATAGGCAAGTTGATATAACGGTAGGGGAGCAAGTACTTCATAATCAACAGATATTCCAAATAGGTAAAGATAATGGTGGGAATGATGTGGTAGTAGTATATGACCCAAATAAAACAACGTGGGATACAATAGAGTTAAAACAAATTAACAGTCTCACATTATTAGATACAGAATTAGAGAATTTTAACTTTAACCTATCATGGAAGCAGATAATAAATAACCTCACAGAACTGACAATAACCGATACCAAGCCAACCTCTCAAAAAGGTAAGAACGATTTAAATTATATTATAGAAAATAATTTATACACATTGATTTCTTATGATGATGAAGAGGAGGGAGCAGCAACAGGATTTAGGACTTGTTTTGTATCTTCTTGGGGATATACTGTTAAAGGTAATGAGTGTATAAGGATTTATGAATATTCAGGAGCAACAAGAACAGGTTTTCAAGATGGTAGGTGGAGATTATTATTAACGAGGAGGATTATGGACTTGAAAGCAGCTGATTATATGGACGCTATTAAAACAGCACCACCACTATATAACGGTGAATTAAAAGCAGGCAGTGGAATTAACGGAACTATGGAATCAGTAATTAAAATTTCTAACTTATGAAAATAAATACTGAGACATGGGTAGAAGAATCCCCACATCTTTATGACTTGGGAAGAGATATTGCAAACGCTTATAAAAACCAATTAAGAAAAGACGATGCAGTAGCCTCAGGTGATTTAGTTAATTTTAAGTGGGACATTGTTAATACACCCGATTCGTTAAAACTCCAATTCACTCTACCCTTTTATTGGAAGTATATAGAAAATGGAAGAGGTCCAACAATTAGAAGTGGTAATGGTTCGTTAAGAAAATCAATAACCGAATGGATACAAGATAAAGGGATTGTAGTGCCCCCTAAAATGACGATAGAGCAACTTTCTTTTCTTATTAGTAGAAAAATACATAGAGAGGGATATGAGGGAAGAGAATGTCTAAAAAAGGCTAAAATTAAAAGTAAACCCTTAATAGAGGATTTTGTTAATACGATAGTAAAATTATATAATAACGATATTTATAAAGAGATAAATTTATGAGTGTAGAACCATACGAAGTAGTTTACGCAAGATTACTAAACAGACAAGATACAGCGGAAGAGTGGAAAAACGTTAACCCTATACTTGAAAAAGGAGAATGGGGGTATGACACTACCAATAATAAAATTAAATTAGGTGATGGAGTAACCGCTTGGAATGATTTAGCTTATTTTAGTGGAGAGGGTGGTGGAAGTGGAACTGAGTATAAACCAGGAACAGGTATTAAATTTACAAACGGTAATCAAATCAGTGTTAATGCAGACTTGAAGACTTTAACTTTTACTAATGGGATTATAGAGGTTAACACTACCAATATAGCCACAGTGAATTATGTGGACGGTCTTGTAGGTAATATTTATAATACTCTTAAAACGATTTAACAATGGCAATAGCAGAAGAAATAACGAGAATACAAACAGCAAAAACTGATATTAAAACGGTAGTAGCAAGTAAGGGAGTAACTATTCCTGATTCTGCTCTCATCAGTGAATATTCAACCTATATAAATAATATTAACGTAAAGCCATGTAAAAAAATTCCTTTAAGAGAATTATGGTTGGAACGTATTGTTGATGATGATAAGGAAAATGCTGTTTTAACTATTACCAATTTTACTGATGGTAAAAACCTTGAGTATTCATTAGATGAAACCAATCAATGGAAAACCTATATAGATGGTGAGAAGATAACAATCAAACCTCATCAAAGAATTTACTTAAGAGGTGATAATCCTAAGGGGTTTAATAAAAGTTTTGAGACCGCTTCTGTTTTAACTGTTAATAAACCTCTTAAAGCAGGGGGTAATATAATGTCCCTTATAAGTGCAAAAAATTTTAACGATATAACAGTCGTACCTGATTGGTCATTCACTTGCTTATTCCAAAATCAACTCAATATTAAAAGCGTACCTGATTGCTCTAATATAATAGTAGTAGGTAGGAATGGTTTTGCTAATTGTTTTCAAAATTCAGGAGTAACAAAAGGGGGTAGCTTTACAAGTTTAACAGATGCAAGCACTGATGCGTTCTCTTATGCGTTCTCAGGGTGTAATGATTTAGCTGAGGCTTGCGAGTTCCCTGTTTTAACTACTATTGCAAAAAATACATTCTATAATGCTTATGCAACTTGTCCTTTATTAAAAAACGGTGGTGATTATTCAAGCATAACCAAAATCGATGGAGAGGCTGCCTTTTACCAAGCATTCAGCGGAACTAATGTTACTATAATAAAAACTCCTAATATAACTGAATGGAATGAAAAATGCTTTACTGAATGGTTAACTAAAATACCCACATCAGGAGTAGTACGTAAACCTGCTAAATTAACAATTCCGATAGATAGTGATAGTGGAGTTCCTACGGGTTGGACTGTCGAAAATTATGATGAAAACTAAATATTAAGAATAAATAATTTATATAAAAAAATATTATGATTAAAAGTTATTATAAAGTTTATAGGGTGTTTCCTGACCCTGAATATGTATGGGTGAAGAATGAGAAGACAAGTGTTGTTCAGTTTAGTACAACTAATTATATGAACTCTCCAATTAACCTTGAGTACTCATTAGATAAAACAACATGGAACAACTACGATATGAGTAATAAGCCTACTGTAATAGTTCCTGCAGGTGGTTACATTTACTTAAGAGGTGTTAATACAGGGGTTACGTTTAATAGTGATTTACATTTTGGATTTAGTTTTGAAGACTTCGGAATTAGTCAACCCTTTTCAACAGGTGGGGATATTAGAACACTGTTAAATTACCAAGACGTTAATTCGGTTACTAAAATCCCTGATTACGCTTTTTATGACGTTTTTAGAAGTGGTGGTAATATAACTTCTTGTACTTGGGATATGAGTGGAATTACAGAAGTTGGTGCTAATGGATTCGATAGTTGTTTCGACGGTTGTAGTAATTTAACAACTGCACCTGACTTCTCTAATGTTACAAGTATTGGTGCTAAAGGATTCAATGCTTGTTTCAACGGTTGTAGTAATTTAACAACTACACCTGACTTCTCTAATGTTACAAGTATTGAGTATGCTTCATTTAACTACTGTTTCACTCAATGTTCTTCCTTAACAATTCCACCTGACTTCTCTAAGATTACAGGAGCTAAGTTTACTTCATTTAATAGTTGTTTCTATAAATGTATTAAATTAACTACTGCACCTGACTTCTCTAATATTACGAGTCTTGAGGGTGGAAGTACCTTCCTTAGCTGTTTCAAAGGTTGTTCTTCCCTTAACTTAGTAACTGCACCTAATATAACAACGTGGGATAATAATTATTTTACTGATTGGTTAGTTAACGTTGCTTCATCAGGAGTAGTACGTAAACCTGCTAAATTAACAATTCCAACAGATAGTACGAGTGGTGTTCCTACGGGTTGGACAACTGAGAACTATTAAAAAATTTAAGAGGTTATTATTTGATGAGAGCTACTTCTGAATAAGGGGTAGCTTTTTTTATAACTATTTTATTATAAATAACATAAATAAAAAAAATATAAGATAATGGTAGAATATAAAAGGATTAAATTAAGGAGAGACATAACCACTAATTGGTATGAAGCTAACCCTGTGTTATTAGAGGGAGAGTTAGGTTATGATAGTACTAAAAAACAATTTAAGATAGGTGATGGAGTTAGTGAGTGGAGAAAATTAACTTATATAACGGTAAATCAAGAAGCGGTACAAGAAATCCTAAACACGGGTTACTATACCAAAGAGCAGACGGATAATGTAATAAAAACCGCTTTAACACCTATACAAGAAGAGTTAAAAACTAAGGTTGATAATTCCACCTATGAAACAAAAATAAATGAAATAGAGGGACAATTACAAGCTATACCTGACGTTCCAACTAAGGTATCCCAATTAGAAAATGACTCGAAATTTCAAACCAATACACAGGTAGAGACAACTATTACTACTGAGATAGGTAAATTGGCAACAGTAGCAAAAACGGGTTCATATAACGATTTAACAGATAAACCAACAGCTCCTGGTGCACCTACTAAGACGAGTGAGTTGGAGAACGATTCGGATTTTCAAAATGGTACTCAGGTTCAAGCAACTGTTACTACTGAGATAAATAAATTAGCAACGGTAGCAAAGACAGGTTCATACACTGATTTAACAAACAAGCCTACCATACCCACAGTACCAACCAACGTATCTGCTTTTACTAATGATGCTAAATATCAAAACGATGAACAGGTACTATCAACTGTTAATTCTGAAGTAACTAAATTAAACATACCTACTAAAACAAGTCAATTAGAAAACGACTCTAATTTTGATACTATAACTAATGTTGATAATAAAATAAGTAAAGGGGATACTGCAACGTTAACTTCTGCTAAGGCTTATACAGATGAAAAGGTGGGAGGAATTAAAGTACCTACCAATGTATCTGAATTAACTAATGACAGTGGATATTTAACAGAAACGAATCTTAAAACAATTAACAATGAATCGATAGTAGGAACAGGTAATATTGAGATTAAAGGTGGTGGAGGAAGTTCTAATGATTGGTTCGGTTCGGAAGCAGACTTTAACAAAATCCCGACAGACCAACTAAGTCAAGATACCAATTATTATATAGCTGTTAAATTAGATTATGAAAAGGATATAGCTAATAAACCATTCGTAGCTAAAACTGTCTCTCAATTACCTAATACAGCTGATTACATAAATCGTGTTAAAACAATCAACGGTACTAAGATAACAGGTAGTGGTGATATTAACATAATGAAAATAATAGACAGCTATCAATGGTGGGGAACTCAAGAGGCTTATGATGCTTTAACAGATGAACAGAAAAAAGAATACCTTTATTATTATATAGAGGGTAATGGTGGTGGATCAGGTGGAGACATACCAACAAAAGTATCCCAATTAGAGAATGATGCAAATTACCAAAACGACACCCAAGTACAAACAACTGTTAATACTGCGATAACAAAACTAAGTATTCCAACTAAGACAA